GACTTTAAGCAACGAAAAGTAGCCATAAAAACTCCAAAAAAAGGGGGGTATTAGCCCCCTTTAATTAAACTGCACGACCAATAATCAAGGTCAATGTAGTTGATGCCAAATCTACAGAATTTGCTGTAGGGTTGTAAGTTACGATAGTAACTGTGTTAGCGGCTGAAACATAGGCTCTACGAACCAAACCTGCCTCAGAAACGCCAACAGACATACCGATAACCATGTCGCCCAAAGCAACGCCTGGAACTGTTACTGTATCTGTAGCGGTTGCAGTAGTGGCTACTGATGCGCTATCAAGAGTACAAGTAACATCCCAAGTGTCTGTAAATAGACCACGGAATTGGTCATTACCCCTGCGGGAAACGACTGCTGTTGCTGCTGCCATAATAAATCTCCTTAATGTAAAAAACCCCCCACCCGAAGGCGAGGGGAAAGGTTGTTATCAAGAAGGAACAACCAAGGCAAACATGGAAGAAGACAAAGCTGCACCAGTTGTAGCGGCACTACGCAATGCGGCAACGCCATACAAAGTGTCCGATGTGAACAAGGTAGCCAAGTAGTCTTGTTTGTACTGAGTTTGTGAACGGATGCCCACTTGCTCAACCAAAACCATAGAGTCCTTGTGACCCATCAAGCAGACACGAGCAATCGCAGAACCACTTGTTGGGAAATCGGCTGTTGCAGATGCAGAGTCAGCATTGCTAGAAGTGAACACGGGGATACCATAAAGGTTGCCGATTTCACCAGTGCGGATCGCATTGCCATTACCCACAAAAGCCTGTTCTGTGTAACGGGAAAGACCCATCAACGTATTGCGGCTTGAAGGAGGAATGATAAAGAAGCGACCATCCATAGGAGTGTCGTTGTCATCCAAACGCTGAATAGTGCGACGAATAGCAGCATCAGTCAGAGCAGAAGCATTACCAGTGCTGGAGTTAGCTGAGTAGTCGAAGGTTGTTGTACCATCGCCACCAACCAAACCTGCGGTGTAACGTGCGCTACCAGCAGTACCGCCATTAGCTGAACGACCCAACTGGATCAAGCTAGTGTCTACTTGCTTGGCAAGCGCATAGCCCGCATCAGCAGTGTAGAACTGGCGCAAGCTATTCAAGGCTTGTGCTTCAACGATGTCCTCGATGAAACGTGAGTACTCAAAGTGCTTGTTAATGTTAACCAAAACTTCTGTCTCTGTATCTGCAATCAAAGTGACAGCAGTAGAGGCGGCTTTTGCTGAAGCGTTACCACGGGTAGGTGCGGGAATGTGTACTACATCACCCTTCTTACCCTTGAAGTTCATCTTCATTACGATATTAGCCAATACAAGGTTTTTCTTGTAAGAGGCTACGATTTCATCAGACCAGATTTCTGGGATGAACTTGTCTGCGGTGGTTACTGTTACCGCTGGTGTTGGATATGCCATAATTAAATCTCCTAAAGTTTAACGAACCCGACCCTCTTGATAGGCTTGCATGATTTCTTCACTTAAAGCGTCATATCTAGTTGGGTCTTGCATTTTGAGCCGAATAAGGTCTGCCCTACGATAGACCTTCTTTGATGATTCACCAGAACCACCTATATCAACACCTACTGCCTTTAAGTTCTGCTTGCGAGTTACCTCGCCATCATCACTCGTTTGCTTCTGTTTAACAGAACGTAGCTGTTTATAGGTAGATAGCAATTCATTGGCTGAGTCGAAATCATATCCAGAATCGGCTTGCTCAAAAATCTTGATGCGAACAGGGCTAGACTTCACCCAATTTGCAAAGTCCTGATCTTTAGCAATTTCGCCAAAGTCGGGATGTTCTTGCGCTAACCTTTGCTGAATTTGCGCCCTTTTCATTTCTAGCGTTACTTGACGTGCCGCTAGGATGTCAGGGTGATTATCAACAGTCCTTTGAACTGCCTTCTGTGGATTCTCAAAGAAATCTACTTCAGGCTCTTCCTGTCTAGTTTGTTGTCGTGAACCAAGGTTCTGTTTGATAAGTTCATCGGCTAACTTTCTGACCTCGCCAACTTCTTGTGCTTGCTTTCCAATTAGCTTTTCAGCCTCTTGGTGCATCCTCACAATGTCGTCTAAACTTTTGTCCCTGTATTTCTCAGGAAGTTCAGGCTTTTGCTCGATCTTCTGTTGCTCAATCTCTAACTCACCCAACTCTTCTTTGTCATCATCAATCAACATACTTTTTCCTTTTCCTGCCGTTGTTCGGTTGTAGGAGATTCAACTCGGCATAATTGCTTATGAGTTGAGTTTCTGCTCGGCCTTTAATTTATCCAAATGGCTTTTCTCGAACCTTCCATGCGATGATGGAAACGCTCCAGACCACCCTTCTAGCTTAAAAGCTGGTGCAGATAAAATGCGATGAGTTTCCTCACCACAATCACACACAAGACTTGTTGACTCATAATCAACAAATCTCTCTGTCTTATGCCCGTTTATACAGGCAAATTCATACATTCTTCTCATTTAAGTCCTCAAATGCTCTTTCGCTGACTTGTTTCAAGTTTTTCAGCCAAATAAGTATAGATAACTCGCCTTTTCTGAATTGTAAACTTTTTTCGTCTGCAATTGTTGAGATATTATTCAAAGGCTCTATCATTTTGTCAACATCTTCCATTAAATCTATCCACCCTTGAGTGGACATCATGGAAAATCTCTCGTCATAGTACTTCTGAAGTTCTGGATTCATTGTCTAGTCATCTGTTTTTCAACAATCTTAGCCTTATTCTGAATATCAGCTTCTTTAAGCATCAATTCAGCAACTTTGACACGCTTATCAAACTCTTTTGAAGCCAAAGCGTCATCAGTAGGGAGGTTCTTGGTATTAGCCGCCATACTCTTTGCTTGCAACTCAATAGGCATCAATTGCGCTTCAGTCAATAACTTTTGCGCTTCAGCCTTGTTCTGCTCTGCCTGTGTAGTTTGGACAGCAATCTGTGCTTGAGCCAGTTGCATAGCCAATTGTTGTTGCATCTGAGCCGCTTGTTGAGCCTGTGGATCAGCCGTAGCCATCTTGTCTAGCATCTCGATCAATTCAAATCTGTTTGACAGAGAAGAATTAGCCATGATGCCCTTCAAAATGATAGGCAAAACAGGAGTATTAGGGCCAAGAGTCTGCAAAAGCGCAATGAACTGTTGTTGCTCATGCTCTCTAGCAATGATACCGAGTGCTGCCGTAGGAATGAACTTCATGTCCACAGTAGGGTAACGCTCTGGATCGAACTGCATATAGCGATAGGCGGCTTTGGTGATGAAGGGGATCATAAAATCCTCTTGGAAGTTCACCAAGGTACGCTTGTATTTCTTGATAATCGAGGCAGTAGCCATCGAAATACCACCCTGACCCGCATCTCTGGAGACAGCAGTAACCATTCCCTGAGAGTCAAGAGTGCCTGTTGCCATCAAAAGCATACGCTCAAACTCTTTGGCAGTTGTCAGGTTAGAACCATCCGTATTGCCGAACTTGAACGGGAACAGAATTTCATTGGGATTGCCGTTTGTCAGGATTGCTTTACCTGGCTTTACTTCAAACTTAGCACCCCTTGGTAGACGAGTAGCATCCATAGCCATCATTGGGCTAGTTGTCAGAGCTAGTGAATCTAAGTGTGAACGAACTTGGGCATCTATAGCTTTTTGTGAGTTGTAAGCCTTCTCAACAGTACCACGACCCAACAAGCGATTAGGAACTGTATCGTCCTGATAAGCAAGGATTGGTCTATCCTTCATCATGTATGGGTTCTTTTCAGCCTTCAAAAGAACACCATCATTGGCGATAACGACAATAGCCTCAACCAGATCGGAATACTCATCCTGAATACTGTCTTCAGGAAATAAGTCTTCTACTTCGCCATCTTCTTCGTTTTCTAGTTGCTCAAGATATTCTCTAGGAACTAGTCCATAGTAGGTCAAAAGTTTAACTTTATCGTCTTCATACTGGGAGACTTCTTGTGTAGGCTCTAAGTCTGTATCCATCGAGTCAGTACCGACCTTTACCTTGCGGTAGATGCCTTCTTCTTGACCTTTAACGACCTTGTGGATAGAGACATACTTCTCGATAGCAACACCCATACAGTCATCAATAGATGTCCCATTAGGGTCAAACAGGAAGTTACGGGGGTTAACAGGAACAATCTTGACTGCAATGCGGTCTTGTTCTACCACTCCGATAGCCGCTTGTCCCATTTGACCAGGTATTGCCTGAGTAGCGGGAACAAAGACTTTCTCTGTTTTGACAACAATCTCACCGATACCCGTACCATAGATTTCAGCAAGTAACTCAATCTGGTCAATAGACTTGCGAATCTTGTCTACTTTGAAGTCTTCCATCAGTTGTGCTTTGATGGCAGCGACATCTAGGGGGCTTCCATTGACATCACGAATATCGTCTTGAATGTCAAAGAACTCACCCTGACCAAAGATAGCTTCCATGATCTCGGCATGGCGTGTCTCTACGGCCTGTTGGGTAGCGGGGGTAACAATACGGCTACGCTCGGATTCACGAGTTTTGTCTTGGGCATCCCATTCACCATTGAAGATGCGCTCGTACTCTAGCCAATCAGTAAGGCAATTGACATCTCTCCAATCCCTCCATCTATCACAATGGTTGACAACAAAGTTAACTATTTCTTTGTCTGAGTCGCTAGGTTCTTGGAATTCCATGATTGACCTTTAAAGTTTTTTCCACTCGGCAAAAGAGAGTCTTAGGGCATTTGGATCACCAGCCTCACGCTCATTCTCATATTGCTCACGGCTATTTGCCAATGGAGGATTAACCATTCCACGACCAGCGCCTACCTTTTCAGAAGCAGACTGAGCATCCATAGCTTCTTTGTATGCTTTCTGATAGCCCTTCTTTATATTCTCAGGCGCACCACCACCGCTATACATACCGCTAAGAGTGTCAGCAGTTTTGAACTTTTCAGTTACATAGTCAATACGTTTACCCATCTTTATACTCCTGAAATAATGTCTACTGGTTGCCAATCCTCACTGTCATCTTCTTCCATGTAAGATGTAACAGCCAGTTGGTCAATGTAACTGAGGGAGTCAGGTAAGTCATCATGGACTCCTTGAGCAGGGAACAGGATTAACTGGTCTACAAACTCATCCCAATCTTCTTCCGAATTTAACACAATTCTGCCATGCTCGAACCTACCTTGTAAAGCCCAGATGATTCTGTCTGCTTTTTTTCTATTCCCGTGGGTCAAATCCACGATGTGGGCAAAGGTGTTGTTCTTTCGCATCAGGTCTGACAGATAGGGTAAAACAGCGTTCTTTAGCGCCCCCCTCTCTATTCCCACACTTAAAGGGCGGTAGTCCCGAATAGCCATCAGTATCTTGGCAGCAGTCTCTCGGATGTCCCAACGTCCGTGTTCAATCTTCTTAACAAACCACTTCCCATCGTCTGTAACCTTAACGATTGAGATAGCAGATTCGTCTAACCGCTTCTTAGAATTAGCGGCTTGTTTGGCAACTTCCTCGAATCCCGCTAGGTCAACAGCGATAAAGTAGCTTCCATAATCAGGTTCTACCCCGTATTTAATCCACTCTTCCTTGAAGATGTCAGAACCCGCATTGGTGAAACTCGCCATAAACTCTTGCTTGAAAGCAAAAGAACTTAGGGTCTTTTTAGCGGAATCTATCTCTGCTTGGTCAATCAAGGGGTTATCAGCAGTGGTAAAGTGCCAACTCTTCCAATCAGGATCATCTTCTGACTCACCCAACTTAAAGGTATCGTAGA